TCCCGGCTCCCGGCTCCCGGCTCCCGGCTCCCGGCTCCCGGCTCCCGGCTCCCGGCTCCCGGCTCCCGGCTCCCGGCTCCCGGCTCCCGGCTCCCGGCTCCCGGCTCCCGGCTCCCGGCTTCCGGCTCCCGGCTCCCGGCTCCCGGCTCCCGGCTCCCGGCTCCCGGCTCCCGGCTCCCGGCTCCCGGCCTGTTAGTATATATGATATACAGATCCCCGTCTTATTAAATAGATATAATAAGTATGTATTTAATAGGCCTATGGGTAGGGGGGCGGTAGGTGGGTAGCACCTAATAAATTTAGAATAATTATCCCTCCCCCCTCTCCTACAACTTTTTAGCTTTTTAACTTCCATGACGTTTAGTGAAATAACTTCCGCACAAAATTTTTTCCCATAAAAACTTGCATGACGTGTTACGATAAATCTCAAGGAGATCAATCTCATGTCTGACGTTACTGGCCTCACAACGAACCAAGAATTGTTCTGCGTAGAGTATGCGGCTACGAAAGACTCCGTTGGTGCTTATAAAAAAGCGTTTTCTGTCACAAACATTCCTGACGACAAAGCAAAACAGTATTCGGACGAACTCCTAGCAGACCCCACGATTCGCCAACGCATCATTCGCCTCGAGGATACCCTGGCCCCGAGAGACATCATGACCAAAACCAGAGTGCTGGAGGAATTATCACAGATCGTGCGCACCGCGCTGTTTCCAGCGGATCGCTTACGCGCCCTGGATCTTCTTGGAAAATACTACAAACTTTTTTCAGAAAAAGATAATCCACAAAAAGTTTACGTTGGTGAGAATAAGATCCAAATTATTTATATGTCTCCGGACCATAAGCGGATCACATCCATTTCTCCTTTGCGTAAGTTGCTCCCCGCTACGGAAACAGATCCCGAGATGGATATTTCTGTCGTCCCAGCTACCACACCCTCTAAATCACAGGTAGAATTGCAACTGGAAAAAGATCTGGATGACATCTGTGGTTGATCCCACAGCGAACGATCCCAAGATCCTTCTCTACGAACCACACTCACCCACCGCATACGAGATCCACCAATCCACTGCCCGGTTTCGGATCCTGGCCTGTGGCCGCCGGTGGGGGAAGTCAGTGCTGGAGGTGGTGGAGGCGTACGAGATGTCCATGGATGTTCAGCGCACTCTGCACCGCCCCGCCCGTGGATGGTTGGTGGCGCCTACCTACGACTTGGCCATGGAGGAATGGAGGCATGCTAATGATATTCTCTTCAACGTCATAGACCATTCCCGCACCAGTAAACAGAAAAAAGTGCTATTTTTCTTCGATGGGTCGGAATTGGAGGTCAAATCCGCGGATTCCAAAGATACAACACTCCGTGGAGCGGGCCTAGACTTCGCCATAATGGCCGAGGCTGCGCGTATTCCCCGCGAAGCATGGGAGCAAGGGGTGCGGCCCGCTTTGTCCGACAAATTGGGTCGTGCGGTGTTTGGCAGCACCCCTAAGGGGAAGAATTGGTTTTATGAGCTCTATCTTCGTGGACTAGATCCGTCGTCCGAGTACCAAAGCTGGCATCTACCCTCCAACTCCAGACCCTCTTTCCCACAGTCTGAATGGGATACGCTAAAAACCACATTGCCGGACATGATATTCAAACAGGAATTTCAGGCGGAGTTTCTGGAGGATTCATCAGCGGTGTTCCGCGGCATGGGGGCTATTATCGGGGGAGAGTTTCAGGATCCCAAGCCGGGACGCCAATATCTCATTGGGGTGGACTTAGCACGGACTGTCGATTTTACGGTAGTCACGGTTATCGATAAGCTCACAAGAGCTGTGGTGTACTTCGATCGGTTTAACCAGCTGGAATGGCCGTTTCAGAAAAAGAGAATCAAGGCAGTGGCGGTGAAGTACAACGACGCTTTTGTGTGGTTAGATTCTTCTGGACTTGGAGATCCCATAGAACACGATCTACGCCGGGATGGTGTTCGTTGTCAGGGAATCAAATTTACAAATACCAGTAAAAAAGAACTCATAGAATTCCTTTCCATCGCCATTGAGCAAAAACTTATCAGTTACCCACGCATAGAAATTCTCCTAAACGAACTCTCAGCCTACGAATATCAGCTCCTACCCTCTGGGGATCTGCGCTACTGTGCGCCACAGGGAATGCACGACGATTGCGTTATCTCTCTTGCCCTAGCTGTGTGGGGACTTAAGAATGAGATCTATCGAAAAACGAAATCTGAAGAGAAAAGCCCTTACGACCATTTGCCGGTCAAAGATCAGGCGTTTTGGGAACGGTTTTCCAAGTCCATGAAGCCTAAAAAAGACACTCCTAAATCATTACTCGACGCGGTGAGTTTATAAACCCTTGACAATAGTGTTACACTAAATACTAGGGGATAATGCGCTAAAGTGCTAAAAGAAATTCGTTGTAAAAAATGTTCCAGAATTTTATGCAAGACAGATACCGACGGTACTGTGCATATAAAAACTGGAAAAGACAGTATCCTCGAGATTCTCACCCAAATTAAATTTGGCAAGATCCACCTTATTTGCAATTCCAAGTATTCGATGGGGAAGCGGCTCCCAAAGCCGTGCGGGACAAGGGAGATTTTGTCTTATGAAAACTAACGCTCTTGAGCTTTTAATCGCGGCGAAGGATCAAGAAATTTCCCGATTAATTGTTGAGAAAGATCGTTTAGAAAATAAACTCCTCGCCCTCCTAGACCCAAAAGCATTCGAAACTTACAAATTTTATTCCAAAGAAAAAACTGAAGGTAGAGTCCGTCGTCCGATGACCGTGGATGAAAAGACCGGAGTCCTGCGGGAAAAGACAGAATCTGAAATGACCGCTGAATTTAAAGCTCTTCAAGAATTAGGAGTCTGCTGATGGCTTATGGAGATTTAGATTTAGAGATCAACGATCTCGATCCATCAAACTCCGAAGCTATTGTTGGAAAAATAAAATCCTGGTCGGATTCAGATATCAACCGGAAACAACTTCGCGCCGCCTCTTGGTCACAAGCCATTCACTATCTCGTTGGGAACCAGTGGCTCCAGTACAATGCCCACGAATACCGATGGGATGTTATCCCATACACCGAAGCCAATAAAAATATAGACCGCCCCGTCACAAATCACGTTCTCCGTTGGGTCACTTCCAATGCCGCGAGTTTTACCAATAAACCCAATTTTATTATGGAACCGAATTCCGACGATCCTACAGACAAAACTTGCGCGGGGGTAGCTCAGGTTATCCAAGATTGGCTTTGGGATGATTTGGATAAGGATGATTCGTATTATGAAGCATCTTTATGGGCGCTTACCTGCGGAACAACTTTCAGAAAGTCTTTTAAGAAACGCTCCGGGAAAAGTTTACAACTTCCGGGGGAGATAGATCCCACAACTGGTCAACCGACAATCCAAAATGTACCCTTGCAGTGCGTGGATAACGAAATTATCTCCCCCTTCAATATGACCTTCGATGGATTGCCCAAGAGATGGCGTGATGTGAATATCATCATGGAACAGTCCGTCAGGAAACTGTCGTGGATTAAGAAACAGTACATGGTCGAAGAGCCGGGGTATACCGGCAAAGCTGTGGAAGTCAAGGAAGACAAAGTTGTTACGAATGTTCTTGCGCTTTCTGAAGGGTTAAAAAATCTAGTTGAGGGATCGATCTATTCCAATGCGACGACAACCGCTTCCGGCTATGAAATAAAAGAATCAGCTGTTGTGAAGGAAGTTTATGTCAGACCTTCTGAGAAATATCAGCGTGGGTTGATGATCGTCGTCGCGGGAGATCAACTGGTTTATATGTCCCCACCCGAAACAGGATCTCCTTTCTTTTACAAAGAGGGTAAAATTTGGCACCCATATACTTCTTGGGGTTACATGAAACAGCCGGGAAGTTTGTGGGGGATTTCATTAGTCCAACAGCTCGTTCCTTTACAGCGACGTATAAATTCTATCGACGCACTTGTAGCTTACAATCGAAAAACCATGGCCGTCGGAACTTGGCTTATTCCATCAGGTAGTGGTATTCCAGATGAATCCATGGTAGGTATTCCGGGTCAAAATGTGACTTACGATCCGGATGTTTCTGGCGCGAAACCTGAAAAAGTACCGGGGCAGCCGCTCCCAAATCAGGTTTTAGAAGAAAGGACGATTATTGTAAATGACGGAAACCTTATTGCCAACGCTGCTGACATACGTAGTGGTGTTAATCCTTCTGGCGTTAACACTGTGGGACAACTTCAGATTTTGACCGAACAAGCTAATTCGTCCAGGTCTAAACAAGTAGATGCTTGGGAGAAGTTTGTGGAACAATCCGAGGAATTGGATCTGTTTAATTTTCAGGATTGCTATAAAGCTCCTCAGCAAGATATGGCGATGGAATTTAAGAAATATTCCAAAGAGCTCACTCGTTATGATTGGCAGAAATTTATAGGATCGGATATTCGCGATAATACGACAGTTCTTGTGGAGAAAGGGTCTTCCATTCAAAAATCTAGGCTTCTCAGACAGCAAACGATCCAGACTCTTCTTCCTTTTGGCATTCTCGGTGATATAAATGATCCGTACGTTAATTCAAAAATTTTGCAGGAATTTGGGCTATCTAATCTGTCTTCAGAAAACGGTGTGGACGTTAAAAAAGCTGAAAAAGTTATTGAAATGATGCTCGACGGTCAATATCCTCCCGTTCTTGAAGTGGATACTCCGGAAATTCAGAGTACT